TTAGCTACATCATAGCCTGTGTCTTTTATGGAGTTAGTTCCAAGAATGATCATTAACTCTCCAATGTTGGAAGTTCGCCTAATGGTCTTGTAACAGAACCATCATCTTGTTCTGTGTATGTGTATAAAGTTTCAAGTGCTGGAGTATCACTTGCATTTGTAATTGCAGTTTCCATTTGAGCTTGTTTAGTTCTAACTGCATCTCTGTGAGTAGATATTGCACTTGGTATAGCAGTAGATTTTTCTGTATTTCTAGTTATGTACCAATCAGTTTTAGAAAGTTCATTAGCTACTTGTGATTTTAATTGTTCTATTAATACAGTTTTTAAACCTTTAACAGAAACATCTCCTACATCTTTGCCTTCTGGTATTAAATCATCTGTTTCATCTTGTGTTGTAAATAAAGTATCAGCATGAGCCTTTGGTGTAGCAGTTCCCCATGATCTAGTAACAGTATCATCTGCAAATGCGTAAGATTCGTTTGTGTTAATATACCACTTCTCATCTTTTTTATTAGACGAATCAGTTATTATTTCATAAATACCTATTGCATTTAATTCTGACATTGACCACAACTGAAATATTTTAGCTGGATATTGAGTATCTCCTATAACCATAGCTTTAGGATTATTAATTAATTTTGTTATTGAATCGCTTTCTACTAATGCCCACATATTATATCCTAACTTTCACTTAAATTTAATGTTCTACCTACTTCTTGCCAAACAACACCTGAATATCTAAATACCAATATGTCAGTTTTACTGTCTGATGAAGTAAATGTTGGTGCAGTTGAAGCCGCAAATTCAAATACAGTATTAAAAGCAATAGTGTGAGAACCATTATAATTAATTTCAACACAAATAAATTGACCCTCTACTCCATTACTAGGTGCAGAGAAAGTCGTATTTTCTGTTGTTATATGATATGCGTTTGGTTTTGTTGCTGTATCCCAAGCAACTGCATTTGAAGATGATGTTAATGCTTGTTGTGTTTGGTATGCCGCACCAGCTACTGTTAAAGTAGTTGAAATAGTTTCAGCACCAGTAACAGCTAAAGTTGAACCATCAAAAGTTAAATTAGCTTCTCCATTTAAAGTAGTTGCCGCAGAAGCAGTTGTAATTCTATTATCTGAAAAGTTTGCAACAGCAGTAACAGGCAAAGTTTCAAAAGCTGGTGGAGAACCAGCACCAGTTGATGTTAATACTTGTCCATCACTTCCTGTTGCTACTGCAACTGGATTTCCTGAAGCATCATAAGAAATAATATTACCATCTGTACCACTAGCCATTTTTGCTAAAGTAACAGAATCATCTGCTATTGTTACACTAGAGTCTGTCCAATCAACTGTGTTAGCTGTAAAATTAATAGTTCCTAAAGTTATATCTCCAGCACCATCATACATCTTTAAAACTTGTGCAGTTGCCGCACCTGAGGTGTCTAGCCAAATCGTTCCAGCGACAGCACCACTAGGTGTTGAAGTTCCTGAATTAGATGAATTAATAGCAGATAAAACATTGTTTAAATCTGTTCTAACTGTAGGAAATGATGCGTTTGCTATATTATAATCGTGTTGAGCCATAATGTTTTCTTATATCCCTTTTAAAACCCTTTTGCAATAAAATCAAATGTTTTTGATATTGATGTTCCACTTGAATTTTTAAATGTTACGTTAAATCCATTAATAGTTTTTGACTCTACTAAAAAGAAATCTCCTGTTGCCATTCCTTGTCCTGTAATTCCTAAAGCATAATTAGCAGATTTATAAGGATTTGTAAATGTAACAGTTTTAGTTCCAGCACCAGATGTTATATCATTTCCACTAAATATTCTATCTTCCATATCTATTGTAACTGAAACTTCTTCTACTACAGGAGTTGAAGCTAAATCGCTTGAAGTTAAAACAACTCTAAATTTAAAATATCTAGCAGTATAATTACCTATAACAAAATTTTGAAAATCTGTAAATGTAGAGTTATCATCACTTGTTGCTATTTCAATATGTGCATTTGAGTTAGCTGGTGTATCTCCATCAAAACTTGAATTTTGTGAATCAAATAAACCTGATCTATTATCAAATAAATCATCTGGGTCATCAGAAGTTTGTTTTAAAGTAGCTGTTAATCTGCAAGTATGTTTAGCACCTATATCAACTACATCTGCAAATAAATAATTACCACTTGCATAAAAGTCTGCATTAGCAACACCTGAATCAAAAAATCTAGTTGTTTCTGCATCAAAGTTTCCTGAAGCTGAATCAAATAATTCTGAAGAATCTAATCTTAAAGTATCATCAACTATTGCTGTATTTGTTAATGTTCCATCAAAATCTGGGTGTTCAGATACAGAAGTTATTGAATTAAAGTTTTGTATTCCTGTAACATTAGAAATTATTGCAGTTGCATTAGAACTAAAATTTGCTAATTTATCTACTGCTTTAATTAAATAAGTTCCTACTCTCGCTGGTACATTAATTGAAGTTGCTGGTCTTGATACTTTTTCTACTAATGATACAGAGTTTGCCCAATCTCCTGTTCCATCTGTTACTGTTGAATATCTAATCTGATAATAAGCTAAATCTAAATCTGGTACTTGTGTCCATGATAAATGTGCTTCTTGTCCTAAAATATTACAAGAAAAATCTGTTACATCTGCTGGTGGTTCAATAGCACCTATTATAGTTCTTTGTGCTGTTACATAAGTTGATGATACTCCAAAACTATTAACTGCTTTAACTCTTACATCATAAATCT